CGATAGCGCTCTTACGTTCCAGGTCGTTACACCTCCCGGTACTCAGATTAAGCTCGTTCCCGGCAACGGGTGGTGGTTCGATAATCAGTTCTGGTATAATTCTTCTGGTGGTTCCGGAGCTGAGCAAACTGCGTTCAACGCTGCTTTCAATACACTTGCTGCCAATCCACTCAATAAGTATTTCTACCTATCCCTAACGTGGGGCCACGCGGAAGGTCCGACAAGAGGCGACTACACTAAAGCGTTTAACGCCATTGATACGATGCTTGCCAAAGCAGCTACCGCTTCTCATAAGATGGGCGTCATCGTAGAGATCTGGCAGACGTTCTTCAATACCCTGAGTGTTACAGATCTTAATTCTTGGCCTCAGTACGTAGTCAATAATCAGTGGATTAACGCCGGAGTTCAGGCTGGAGCTAATAGAACTCAGTTAAAATGGGATATTGACGATGTATGGACAGCGTATAATAATATGCTGATCGCCATACTAGATAGGTACAATAGTCACCCTTTATTCTACGCCTTGTCTTCTATGGACGAGTCCGTAGCTATTAGCGTAACTGACAACGGCACTTCGTGGCTTAATTCCACTCATTACAACCAGAAATATTTGGAGCAGCAGCTATTGATGAAGCAGCACGCCCCGAATACTTTAATCTACGTGCCGTTCAACTATTTGCCCCCAGGCGGAGCCACTGAGGCCCCTACAATGGCAAATATGATCACCACTCTGCAAAACGCAGATCCATACGGGTTCATTTACGGAGGCCCGGATCCGTTCCTTCGTCAAACAACTTTTCAAAAGTTGGTAGCGGGAGGGTATCAAAGTACTACCGGTATGGGAGACATTAGGCATCAAGTACTTTTGATGAACCGTACTCAAGAAGCCTACAACAACAATTCCAGCACTCCTCCCTCCCTCAATTATTCTACTGCCCTAGCAAATAACTCTGTATTGCTGACGTGGAATGACGAAACCTGGCTGACTTGGAAGTACGCCGATCAGCAAGCGGCTATCAATAACAATAACGGCGCTACTGGTACACCTCCTCCGGGCGGGAACTACACCCTAAGCTAGCATGGCAATTACGTTCATATCGTCAGGCGCCATAGTAGATGGCCTCAATACGAACATTACTCCTGTTGTGGGAGGCGCCTACTCCATTGGTGACGCCCTAATCTACTCCACGGGGGAGCAATTCGGCTCTGGTTCACAAACAGCCCCGGCTGGATGGACCCAGCTTTCCCCTAACTCTACGGTTACTGCTGTCACTATCTGGGGCAGAATAGCTACTACTACCTCTGAGACTATCCCCTCCGTTAACTGGGGGGCGGCTAATAGAGGATGGGCGCACCTGACTGTATTTCGGGGTGTGGATTCAGCGTTCACGTCCACCATGACCGGCACAGCAGAGCGCGGATCTAATACTACAGCCGATATCGTTAACTCTGCCGGCGCGCATACTCCTACGCAGGACGGCTCCTTGGCTTTCTGGGCCGGAGGTAGAAACAAGACCGTTACCACTGATGGTACAGTCTATACTCCTCCCGCTAATTGGACTATAGCCGTTCAGAATGCCCGTAATGGTACTTCTTATTCGGCAGCTATTGCATACTGGATTCAAGCCACGGCTAGCTCTGTACCTGCTAACGCAGCCTTAACGGGCTCTTTGACTGAGGGTACTGCTCAGGCCATGCGATCTACAATGATCTTCCTCGCTCCTGCTGCGTCGTCTGGTGGGGGTGGAGGCGGAACGGGGACAGTATCGTTCCCCCCACCTAAACGTAAGACGTACATCATCTACGATCAGTATTATCCGAGGTAACAAACGTGGAACTTGGTCTAGGCCAAAAATATAACGCCATTCAGAGCGCGTTCACAGTAACAACTACGGGATCCGCTGTCGATCTCGCTACGCTCACTTCAGTCTCTAATATCCCGATTATCATCGAACGTGTTGTCATTACGTCCAGCGCTAACGCGGCAGCGGTCCAGACTCTACAGCTTGTCCGCCGCTCTACTACGGGTTCTGGAGGCTCTAGCGGCACGCTTACCCCCGAACCGAATTCGGCTCCGGCTGCTTCAAGCACATTTGCGTATAACGTTACGACTCCTGGAACGCTGAAGAATGGCTCCGATCCTGAGATCTGGCAGATGTTTGCACCGTACGAGTTTAATCGTAAGCCTGGGGGTTTGCTGGTGGTGCCAGGGGAAACATTCGCCATTGCTTTCCCTAGCGTACCTACTGGTTTTACTGCTAGCGTGCACATTGAGTATATCGAGGTTAAATAATTGAGTAATCCCACCAAAGTACTATTTACCCTTCCTCAGACCAATACCGATGGCACGGCTCTTGCCGTGTCGGATGTAACTGGAGTCAAGCTTAATGTTCTCAATAGTGCTGGCGAAGTTGGTTTCAGCACTGTTGTGGGTACTGCTAGTCTCGGCTTGGATGCTGCTGGTAACGGGAGTATTCCTCTCCCTCAGCTACCTAGCGGTAACTACTCTGTTGTCCTATACACGGAGAGTGTCTCCGCAGGGCAGGCTGTCGAGAGTGCTGGAAGTGCTCCGGTCGCATTTGTAATCGCGAACCCGTCAATCCCAAACCCTCCGTCGGGCGTCTCCGTCGCCTAATCCGGTGGCTGCTGAAGCTATTTAGTTGGTTCAGATAGTACACAAAAGAGACTTATCGGCTTTTTCTTTACGTAAGAGCCGATGGGTTCTGCTATCCCTCCAGCAGACTATCTTCATCCCTGCGGGCGCTTACGTAACCGAAAGGTTTATATGTGTCCGCAGTCATATTCTTACTAGGACAGGCAGTAGAAAGAAGACGTTGATGTTCGGGGGATTACTCCCTAAAGCAACGAACAACAAGAACGTCCTCTTGTACCGTAAACCCCAGCCTAATCCTACTCAGTTCTATCCCGTCTTTACGCCCTGGAGACGCCGAGTTAAGGCTCTTGGAGTTCAAGTAGCCCCCACCGTTCCCGTAGGCCCTACGGGTTCTGGGATTGATTTGCAGCACTTCCTCGGTCTCTCCTTACTAAAGCTTGGAGGCATGCGATTTTGATTACTGTCGATCTTGGTAACGGCATTATTACAGAAATGGAGGAGCACTTGCTCACTCCACGGCTCCGCTTTTTCGAGAACGACCACGAGAAGACGGCCGTATCTGAATACTTATACCAAGGTAAAGTGGTTCACCGCTCCGTTCACGTACAACTCAAGAAAGGATTAGGCATCGAGGGCATCCTCGGCCAGATAGGCTAATGGCAAATACTCAGGCCCTCTGCGGCTCTTTTAAGTCCGAGCTAATGCTCGGCGCCCATCAGTTGGGCACAGTTACAATTGTCTCCCGAACGTCCTTGACTAGTCCCACTACAGACACTGTCAAGGCCGCCCTATATCTGGCCTCAGGCTCCCTAGGAGCCGGTACGACGGCCTATAGCGCTACTAGTGAGGTCTCAGGTACTGGCTATACTGCCGGAGGAGTTACGGTCACCAATGCTACGGCACCTTCTACATCTGGTACTACTGGTATTTGGACTCCCAGTGCTAGCATTCTTTATACTACTGTCACTCTGGCCACAGCTTTTGACACCGTCCTCCTCTACAATTCCACCCAGTCCAACCGGGCAATTGCAGTGTACACCTTCGGCTCCCAGACAGTAACGGCCGGCAACTTCACTCTGACGATGCCTACCAATGACGCCACTCACGCCTTGATTCAGCTTGCTTAACGGATAACGAATAATGAAGAATACTTGGAACGGCACGCTGATCACTCAGCAGGCTGCCGGAACTGCTCTAACAAATACGACGACGGCTACTAGCCTTCTTAACGGCCAGTCGAAGTTTACTCTCCCCGCCCAGTTCCTAGACACTATTGGCTCTAAGCTCCGTGTCCGGGCCTCCGGGCGCATCTCTACGGCTGCCGCTACTCCAGGCACCCTGACTCTCGACATCCGTTTTGGGTCGGTCGTGGTGTTTAACGGAGGTGCTTCGGGTACTTTGGCTACATCGGCCACTAACCTGACGTGGAAGTTTGAGGCTGATCTCTACATATTGACGGTTGGTAGCAGCACAACCGCTACTGCGTACGGCACTGGTATTCTGACTACCGCAGCCCTTTCAGCCACTACTCCAATTCAACTCTTGCCCACCAGCGCTCCCGGTGCTGGTACGGGCTTCGACTCTACCGTGGCGTCTGTTGTAGATCTCTTTGCTACGTGGTCAGTCGCTAACGCCAGCAATTCGATTCGGTGTGATGATTACGAACTGATCTCGTGCAACTAAATGGATGCTGCAATGCTGCGGCATCGGTGGACGGCATCGCCTACGCCTTCCGTACCGACGCTAGTTCAGCAAGTTAACGATAGGTGGCCGGGACAGAATACTGCTGCTCCACCAGATAACTCTCAGAGTCTGACTCGTACTATTGCTTTACCTGGCAATATTACAGCAGGAAACTCAATAGCTATCCTAGTATGCCACTTCAATACAGGCGTGGCCCCTGGGGGAACGGTCTCGTTCACGGACAATCTGTCCAATACCTTCCCAGCAGCCACAGGAAGAGTTGACGACGTAGATCCCTCAGCTAATATGTCCGTTTATGCGTTCTTCATGCCGCGTATCACTACAGGGGGAGCGCAGACGATAACGGCCACATTCCCTTATCTAGAGTGGCAGAGCTTGCTAGTCATGGAGTGGACAGGTCTTGCTAATCAAGCTCCTCTAGACTGGAACGGTAGCGTTCAGACAGCTACAGCAACTACGGCGGATTTCCTTACTACAGGTAATATCGCTGGAGGATCTAGCGCCGGGATATTCATAGGACACTGTCTCAATGGAACGGATCAGAATACGGCTAATGGAGGTGGGGTAGGCTCCCCGGACGTAGGCACTGGATTTACAGCGGTAAATAGCGGTACTACCAATTGGAGCGGAATCGAGAACTCGTTCGTAGGACCGGCCTGTCAGCCGGAGTATCTGTACAGCACCAACATGGGCACTCGTGCAATGACTTACACGCCCAAGAAGGCTGCTGAGAGTTACGTCTCTATCGGAATGGCGCTAAAGGCCTCATGACGATAAGTGTCCTCCAAGAACGGCAAACCTCAGCTGGATCAGGTAACGCTGCTAGTATCCAATTAGCGTTCTCTAATCCGGTTACTGTTGGTAGCTCGATCCACGTATTCTGCTCTGGAGTCGATACTGCTACATCATTCACGTGCTCAGATAGTGTCAATGGATCGTACGGAGCGGCTCTAGATACAATTGATCAAGCGGGCGATACTCAGCGTTTAGCTCATTTCAAGTTCGATAACACCGCTGCTGGTACACCCACTGTTACGATAACTCCCAACGTTTCAGTTGGGTTTCTCGCGATATGGATTCGTGAGATTGGAGGAACCTCTGGCTACGATAGTGCTCATAAGACAGCACTGCAGACTGCCCTAGGTAACGGCACAGATAACATAACGACAGGAACCCAGGCACCTAATAATCAACCAGGGCTACTGTCTGCATTAGGAGCCTGTACATCCAACTTTGCGTTGCCGACTACTGGCACGGGATTTACAGCAGGTGCTAATGGGTGGGACTTTACTGTCTCAAATACGACTTGCACAGAAAGCAAGCGATATACGGCACTTACGGCTATCGCCGCTACGTTCAGCAACGCTAGTGGTACGCAGAACTTTGCCACATTAGCGGCGTTCTTCAAGGAATCTGCGTCCGCTGCTACGGGAGTAGGTAAGTCTCCAGTAAGAGGTCCTGGTGTATCACCGGACGCTCGGCAGATGTTCAGAGCTAGGCAGCTTTCTACTAACGTCAGCCAGAACATTACTGTAGCTCTTACCGGGCAATCTGCTACGTTCTCGACGGGTACTTTAGGCCCCTCTACGAGTGTGTCTTTAACGGGGCAAGCAGCCGCAGGCGCTACCGGAATACTGACTCCAGTGGGCCAAGTAGTAGGAGCAGTACTATTCAGCGGCCCAGGTATATCCCCCGATTACCAGAGACTGTTCACTCCTAGGGTATTATCTACTGTAGTACCAACAGCCTCTGGAGATGTAACGGTGGCTCTAGTAGGACAACGCTCAGCGTTCGCTCAAGGGTCTTTCGGAATAGGCATCAGCATACCTCTTACAGGACAATCTAGCACTGCTACAGTCGGCACATTAGCCCCAGGCACTAGTGTAGGCTTGACCGGATCGTCCTCTACCTCTTCTACCGGCCTGCTTACACCGTCTCTAGCTGTCCAACTGCTGGGTACGGTACTAGGCGGAACAACCGGTATTATTTCTCCGGGAGTTACCGTGTCCATGAACGGCAACCTCGGAACCTTCTCTCAAGGCTCTTTATCCCCGGCTACCTCTGTATCTCTAGTCGGCATCTTCAACTCTAGTAATACCGGACAACTCACTTCTTCCGGTGGCGATCTGCAAATCACTCAAACAGCTTCGATGCTCCTAATACGACGAGGCTTTAGAAAGAAAAGATAATGGCAACCAATATTCATTCTACGGCCCTCAACGTTGCGGGTTCGACCACGACCCAGACTTCTCCTGATTACTCTAACGAGTACGGAGTTGGGGCGGAGATCTATCTAAATGTCACGAGTGCTGGCACCGGGAGTATTACTCTCACCATCCAAGGCAAAGACCCTACGTCTGGCACTTATTACACAGTACTTCAAGGCGCCGCTGTCACAACTAATTCTTTCAACAAGTACCAAGTCTTCCCAGGAGCCGCTACAACCGCCAACGTCTCCGTCAACGACCTGATGCCGTTTAAATGGCGCATTATCGTAAACGCTAATAACGCTAACGCTATGACGTATTCTGTAGGAGTTACTCTCTTTGGCTAATGAAGTAGACGCACCGAAGAACCACCTCTGGAAGAAAGGCCAGAGCGGTAATCCTGCGGGACGTCCTGTAGGCTCTAAAAACAAGCTCACACTGATCCGCCAGGCTCTCGAAGGAGAGCTGCGGCTTCAGTTGGGACCTCACATGGCGGATATCCTGATGGTGGCTATTAACAAAGCCAAAGCAGGAGAGGACGCGATGATTAAGCTTTTGGTAGATAAAGTTCTCCCGACTACCAAGGGCGATGATGGGACGGGAGAGGAACAGCCGAAAGTTCAAATCATGATCGGCAAACTTCCTGAACGTAAGGAAGACATAGTAATCAACGAAGGTAAAGCGAAATGAGTTCAGCATCCAAAGGTGCCATGAACAGGAGTTCCGGGAACCAGAAAACTGGTGGCTCTATGGATGATACTCCTGGGCAAGTTAACGGTAGCGTCGAGGCAAAGGTCATTCTGGCCTATCCGCATCGTGTTACCCAGAATCTCGGCGGTTCCGAGCATCGCGGCAAAGATAACCACAAGAGGGGTTAATTATGTCTCAGCGAGCACAAGCCCGGCAGTTCCGGGGTGTATATACGGAGATTGCTAGTGGTAACACTACAACCGACGTAGCCTCTATCGCCTCTGGAGCCCAGGCAGCGGTCACAGTGACTGTCCCTGGCGTCTCCTTAGACGGCCGATGGCACGTCCTGTCCGTAGGCTCTACCGCCAATCCAGGCGCTCTTGGTATCTCTGCGCACGTCACGGCTGCGGATACGGTCGTTATCTACCTCCAGAACAACTCTGGCGGGGCTATTGATCCGGCTTCCCAGACCTACTATGTCGTGTGTGGGCATATCGAAAGAGTCCTGACCCTGTAATTTGTGGAATTTAACCTTCACGAATCTCAGCTAGAGATCTTCAATGACCCGTCTCGATTCAAGGTAGTCGCGGCGGGTCGAAGATTCGGTAAGTCGCACTACGCGGCTGTGGAACTCATCATCCACGGTCTGCAGAGTACGAATTACGCCGGGTATGATGTACAGGACAAAGAAGTCTACTACATCGCCCCGACGTTTGAGCAGGGCAAGAAGATCATGTGGCCTAAGCTGAAAGAAATGGCCAAGATGGAGTCCGAAGGCGGAGTAATCCGAGGTACTGTCGAGAATGTCGCTACTATTACTCTTATCAACGGTCGGCGCATTTCTATTCGGGGTGCTGATCGGCCAGATACTCTCCGGGGAGTTGGGCTTTCTTATGTGGTAATGGATGAATACGCGTTCATGAAAGACGAGGTTTGGTCGATGATTATTCGGCCGGCTCTCGCTGACGTCGAGGGGGAAGCTCTCTTCATTGGCACCCCTGACGGCAAGAACCACTTCTATGATCTTTGGAACGATGCCAATGGAAAGCTACGAAACAAAGGATGGGCTGCGTGGCAGTTCGAGAGCCTGAAGAATCCCAAGCTGAACCCGGACGAGATTCACCAGGCAATCACTTCGTCCAACATGAGCGTTGCAGCTGCCCGCCAGGAGTTCGGGGCGAGCTTCAACTCTGGTGGTGGGATCATCCTAAAGGAAGAGAACTGGAGGTTCTGTGCGGAGCCTGCGGACGGGGACTACTACATGACTGTGGACCTTGCCGGATTCTCAAGCGAAGGCTCCTTGAAGAAAGGCGCCCTAAAGGTACGTGATGAACACGCTATTGCTATTGTCAAAGTCGGGACGTTCGGCTGGTGGGTAAAAGAGATTATTCACGGTCAATGGGACTCGAGAGAGACAGCCCTAAGAATCTTAAAAGCTTACTCCGACGTCAGGCCGATGAAACTGGGGATCGAAAAGGGCGCTTTAAGAGCAGCGATGACCCCGTACTTGGAAGACGAACAGCGGAGGTTAAACCGCTATTTTCCGGTGTGGGATCTGATCCCGAGCGGAAAGAATAAAGGGTCCAAAGAGGACCGTATAAGGTGGGGACTTGAAGGACGACTGGAAAAGCACCGACTATACCTCAACGAGATCGAAGATCCAAGAAACCTGTGGCAGCGAGCTCTCATTGAGCAAGGAAATGATTTCCCTTCCCCCCTGGCACATGACGACCTATTGGACGCTCTGGCCTATGTGGACCAGCTCGCTGATGTCGATTATGCCGACTATGGACGACAGCTCATACCAGGAACGTCTATCACGTCTGATGGCGGGCGAGGATGGGATGAATGGGACGGGGTCGAAACCTTGAACATCTACGCTGGTATTTAGTACGTGACTATTAGTACATCAGATGTAACGACCGACCCGCAGAACGTTGCATCGGAAAATCTACAGACTAGAGGCCAAAGTGGCGAACTCGTATCTTGGGTTATGTCCCGTGTCATGCGTTGGAGAACGACCCGTGACTCGAACTACTTCGATCTCTGGGATCAGTATTGGAACATCTGGCGTGGGCAGTGGAACGCCCGTCTCAAGCAAAGAGACTCTGAGCGCTCTCGACTCATTGCACCAGCAACTCAACAGGCTGTGGATGCAACGGTCGCTGAGATGGTTGAGGCGACGTTCGGTAGAGGAGACTGGTTCGACATAAGAGAGAGTAGCGACGCTCCGCCCCAGATTCTCCAGATGGCTGAACAAGCCAGGAACAACCTGCTCTATGACTTCGACCGAGACAAAGTCAAGCACGCTATCATCGAGACCTACCAAAACGGAGCCATCTACGGCACAGGAATCGCCAAGCGTATCGTCGAAGAGAAAACGTACGACAAAGTCGGAGACGCAGACTCCTACAATAACCCGACACAGACTTCCGAAGAAGCTACGTGTGTTTATTGGCAGGCTATACCACCCTACAATTTCGTAATTGATACCGCTGCTCTTAATATTGAGGAAGCTCAGGGCGTAGCCCATGAAACCATTAGACCCATCGACGAAATCGAAGAAAAACAACGACGGGGTGAGTACTTCAACGTACCTATCGGATCTGCGTCTGGCTATGCAACTGGCATCATTGCCCGTGGGCCAAAGGGCGAGAGTCTTGAGGTTAACATCCTTGATGCTACGTACATCACAGA